GTCCTACTCCTCTGCACTGCAGCTCACACAAGGGTTAGAGGGCCAAACCAACCCACACATTCACACTCACACGCATTCAGTAGAATTTATTAAGATCATCACGCCCGACGAGACCATTATACCAATCTTGGGCATAGTCTCTCGTCACTGCCTCCCCGCCAAGGTCTATCAACCATCTAGTCAACCGAGGAAACATAAAGTCGTCAAACGCATACAAACGTTGGTATGAAACCAACGCCTCAGCCTTCAACTCCCTAGTCTCACATGCAGTCATCAACATGGCTAAATGCTTAACCCTATAAGCAGGAACAGCCTTAATGGCGTTAAATGAGGTCCCAGCGAACTCTATGGGTTCATTGTCAGAAGTGTCCGCCACCGCAAACTCCTTAACTACACACCCCCCCATCTGCAACTGATCACAAAACTCCCTGGAACAATATTCTCCATTAGGATAACAAGGTTCCAATTGGGAAGTATCATCTCCCATCACATCAGGCGGGTTGTCCAGGTCAAGACCCATCCGCAGCTTAGCCAACACATCCAATATGAGCTGTCCTATGCCATTCCAGGCAATAGTACCCAAACATCCACTCTTCATAATCCCAGCAAGGAATTGCTCAAAGACCAAGTATCCACCAACATTGAACCGCGCCGCAGCAAAGAGGGAGTCAAAGCGATTGCTTATTAAGCGCGCGAGATTCTTATCATGGACTCCATTCCTGTCCGTGCACAACACACGAACCATGAAATCTCTAATCAAGTTGACGACCCACTCCTGGACCGTCCAATCCCACGCAGACTTATCAGCCATCAAAACCCTTCTCCCGCCATACCGCTTATAAAACCATTTATAACCCCCCTTCACTGGGGACCACCCCGCCTTATTTGGCGTCGTCGTCCACCCCGAGGGCTTATACATAGAATTAAAGAAATCACCGAATAGGAACCTATCAACCATGCAATCAGTTAATCCAACTGACGCTATCAGCCGCCAGGCTCCATCTACTCGCTTCTTCCTCTTATGCAGCTCATCCTTGATGAACAAATTAATATCATCAGATGCAACTCCTTCCCTTAATTTATTTAACCTATCATTCACCGCCTCAAACAAGAGAACTACATTTTGCTTATTCAGTTCTCCGTCGGGCTTAAAAAGAAACTCCCTATTAGTTTGGTAACCAGCGCCCTTCCAAGGCCAACCCGGACTTGAGTCCAGGTCAACTTCTCTAAGAGCATCGGAAAACCATCCAACAGAGAACTCTCTCTTTGGCTGTTTCCAGTAATCCAGTATAACTGGTCGAAAATATTCCTCCAACGCATTCAATATCAAGCGCTCCTCAACGAGAGTCGGTGGAATCATATTCCCCCTAGCCTCTCTGTTCTTTTGCGCATGAAACTTCAACGACTGGAAAATTTGTTCGTCCCCTTTTGAGGGCCAACAATAATCCTCGGTCAGTTTACTGGACTTCAAACCAAATTCCTTCATCAGATCATCATCTTCGAAATACTTAAAGAAATCGTCATCAATTTTCCAGTCAGCCGTGTCCGCAACCTTTCTTCGATAGTGAGGTATACATGGATTCACTATTGGGCATTCTCCAACACCTGTGTGCTTGAAGAGGCCCCTGCAATAGCAAACTGTTTCAACTGCTTCCTCAACTCCGCTATCTTGTTTTGGATCTCCATCACTTCTTTCGCTTGAGACGCCACTTGCATGGTCTTTCCTTTCTTCTTCCGATTCTTTCCATTCTTTTCTTCTGGTGTCAAAGCTTTTAGCTTTTCCGCCTCCGTGTTCAGCTCCTTGATCTTCAAATTGGTCTGAGTTAATTGTCCTGACAGTTGATTGGACTTCTCCACCAAGTTGGCCCTGAGGTCTTCGTTTTCCAACCTCGCCAACAACATGGCATTGTCCTCGTACTGTCTCGCCACACTCGCCCTGTACGACTTGAGCCCCACCAACTCGGTCAAGATGGCATCCCGGCGTTCCACTCTCAATTTGGCGGCCTCCGCGCTTACACGCGGTAGCTCCGCCGCCTTGGGAGGGCCCGCTTGGAAGTTTAAATTCGCCGGAGTTCCAACTCTCAAAACATTCGCCGGCGACTGTACCAATGGCGTTACAACCGGAGCAACATCCAAATTTGGAACATCACGAAATACAGGCTTCATCACGTCCAGCGCATCGAACTCCCTAGGGTTCTTATCACTTTCCGTACGTGCCTGTTTTCTACTCCAGTACTCATCACCATAGTCATCAGCCATCGCCCTAACATCATCGAGCTGATCCTCCCACTCATCATAACCTTCAAACGCCGCTTCAAAACTAGTCAAAGCATACTGGCGCCAGGATCGACCATCATAAACCGCAACGAACTCATCATCCACGACATTGTAGCCTTTCAATTTCCCTTCCCTATATAACTTCCTCAGGTACTCAGGTTCACTAACAAACCCACCCTCAGGTTTCGGCTGTATACGCATCTTCAGCAAAGCTGCCGAGACCCCATAATTAACCGTCGCACTACCTCCCGCCAAGTGTATACCAACCAACGCCTTACCCATGTAATAACCGCTACCGGAAAATCCCGGTACAGTGGATCCATGATAACAAAGCATTGTCGGATTCTTGACATCGACCGTGCAAACGCCATAAGATGAGGCCCCTTTACTCACCGAATGTGCCGTAACAACTCCACCATTGGACAGATCTACCACTTTAGCTTGCTTGAGACCTGTATCAGTCCAAAAAGCCGTGCCTGGTTGGAAAACAGCAATATCATGGAAGTAGACCCTATAGTTCGGCAATCCATTCGAATGAACTAAAAGGGGGATCATACGACCCTCCTGATGTGAAGAGAAATAAATCTCATCCATCTTATTCAAGTTATGAAATGCAGTAACCAAGGAATCTCCAATCCTAATAGCATCCCCAATCATCACATACTTACCATCAAGCTTAACACAGAGGGCTGCGGAACATTCGGGCCTCTCCACCTTGGATCGCGACATCAGGGTTGAACCAGTCATGATCGATTCTGGATCCATTCGAAACCTAGGATCCGCGTCCGTAAATTTAAACGGCCCGAATTCCTCTGATTCTTTATCCCAGTACGGTTGCATCTTGACTCGGCCAGCCCACTGCCCCAATATAAACTGGAGTATGACCACCAACACCCCACTAACCACACCATAAACGCAAAGCAATAAATTGTTGTTCAGACTTCCAACGATAGAAACCGTCAGAAACAAAGGCACACAATCCCTCTTATGGACAGCATGCAAGAGAGAACAGGTAGACAACAAGGCAAACATTACCGCTTGCACCAAGTCACCCCCCACAGCCCACTCCCACACTAGCGCATCCATCCCCATGAAAGGCACCTTTTCTCCAACAATATTCCTCATTGTAGTCCTACAGTCACCAAGAAAACGCGGAACAAACAAG